CTCCGTTATCTGTTAACTTTTGTCGTATTTCTTCGTCTGTCATTGAATTAATGGGAACTGCTGATGTGGTGTCTTCCATGCTTCCTCCTAGTTTTATTTAAAAAGTGTCCCCCGAGCCCTAAAGGGCTCGGAGGGACGGTTAAACTATACTAATTATGCTGCTGTTTTACATGTCCAAATAATACCAAGACGCTCTGGACGAAGTGCCATAAAACCGTAATACCATTTGATAGAGTAGAATCCTACCTCACCATATGGATCATCCAAAGAAGCAATTTCTTTACCAGGCTTCTTGTGATTAACGGAGAATTTAACACTCTTACCATCAGTCTGGAAACCGATAGTAGTGAAAGCACCATCACCAACAACTAGCATTGGGTAGATGTCTACACCGTCTTTTCCGGTACCATCAGTAGTGCCATTTGCAGCACCACCTTTTCGATCATATTGCATTTCTGGAACTACAACAATACGGAATTGATCAACAGTACCGATTTCACCATGTAGAATATTACCAGCATCAGCGTATTTTTCTACACCAACAAAGCCAGAACCTACACCTGAACCTGTAATATCAGTCAATTTTCGTACTACCGTAATTAACTCAGATCCTATATACATGACTCGACCACCATTAACAGTTTTCGTGTCAATCATACGAGAACCACTAATAATCTTCGTTTGCTTAGGAGTCTTATTATCATCCAAAGCAATAGAAAGAGTCATTAGATCATCATACGTAACAACTTCATCAGTTGTTAGCTTAGTGGTTCCACCCATAAAATAAGCAGTACCATTAGCAGTTGCGTTAGTAATCAAATCATTCTGAAGCTCAGCTTCAGTCAATTCGTTGGCACCAACAAGAGCTTCCTCAACAATGTGGGATAGTAAATCTGCATCACTATCGAAATCCATTGATTCTTGAGTGTACTCAGTAAAAAAACCACGCTTAAGCAAATCACCTTCGACTTGAGTACGCGTGAAACCAACTCGGTTAACCCGACCACCGTTCTCACGGAGTACCGGGATTTTTCTTGCAATAGCGCCAATATCTTTAGATGAACCATAAAGATTACCACCAATTTCTGCAACATCAACTGCACCAGTAGCTGCAATAGCTAATGTTTCAGTAGCATATGCGCCTTCAGCACCAATTAAGTCACCAGAAGAATCCCAAGCTGACCAAGTATTTTTAGTAAGAACAGCTTCAGCTGCACTTATACCTTGGGCATTCTCATTGGCGTCATCAATTAATGGAACATATACATCTTGTTTAATCTTCTTACCCATATGCTTAGGCATCGCACGTACATCAGCCAAAGGCATGAAATACTGGTGATCCCGAACAGCAATAAGGGCTTTTTTGAAATAATAATCCATTACAGCCTGCTTACCTATGCTGGAAGCTGTTCCAGCAGGGGTAGCATTCTGACTAGGACTATTATATAAAGTTTCGTTAGCCATTTTAGTGTCCTATTTAATAGTAATTAAAATTACCGATTAGCATATTTCTTCATAAATTCATCATCTGATAATCCTAAAAAATTATCATCAGTTGTTGATTTTTGTGTAGTAGTCTGCTTGACCGGCGCTACTGCTTTTCGTTGTTTATTACGATTAGCATTAGCTGTTTCGTCAGTTTTACTTGATACCTTGGATGTTTCTTTATTACCAGTCTGTTCTCGAAGATCACCATTTTTTGCTAAATGTTCAGTAATCTGTCTATACGCATCTACATCAGAAATACCAGCTAATTTACCTAAAGCTTTGTCCTGTTGTAGCACCGCATTAACTTTATCAAATACGCCGTTACCCATATGCGTATTAATAACACTAATAATTTCGGGGTACTCCGAGATTGTTTCTTTACTCTTAGTATCCCAATCTTTAGTTAGTGTATTAATAGTTCTATTAAAAGTATCAGTATGCTTGATATCATCGAGTACCTGATCCAAATTATATTCTTTATCAGAAATAGAATAATTTGTTGGTTGGTAATCTGTTTCCACATCCTTGTCAATATCTAAAGGGTCTACACTACTTTCTTTAACAAGCTTAGTGATAGCTTTGGGATCCTTTTTGGATAAATCTATTAGGTTATGCAACTTATCTTCATTAAGAAGATCGTTGTTTTCTAACATCTTAATTAACTTCAGATTAGGCTTTAACTGTGCCATCTTCTTTTGATAATTAGCGCCCATCTGCATTAGACGGACAATATCCTCAGGATCCTTAACCTGCATATCAGTACCATTGGCTTTGAAAGGTTCAGACACCTTTTTATAAGCACTTTCGTAATCAAACTCTGTAGTTTCTGGGGTATCCCCTTTTGTATCAGGCGAGTTTTTCTTACTAGTATCAAGAGATTCTGTCGTATCACTATCAGTGAAAGGTTCATGCTCCTTCTGGGTATCCCCTTCAGGTTGGCTTACTTTTTTCTCTTCGGGTGCAACTTCAGTTTGCTCTTGTGCTTCACTTACCTCTTCTTCAGAGGTAGCAACCTTATCCTCATC